TTCAACATGAGATACCGATTACAGGTTGTACCGTTGTCGAGAGTTGGATTAAGGAAGGTGAACACGATAAAAGTCAAAACTTTGGATTTAATTTCCCGGATGGTACTTGGTGTATTGGAATGAAAGTCGATAACGATGAGGTTTGGCAATCGATAAAGCAAGGTGATGTAAAAGGGTTTTCATTGGAAGGATTCTTCACTGAATTAAGCGATGAATATCTTGCCGAGCAAGAGATTGAAAAGATAATGCGAGAATTGACCACCGAGTTAAATTCGTGAGGTCGTTAATTACTCGACAAACAAAAAGCCCCCTACGTTTAGGGGGTTTTTCGTACAAAGAAAACTAAACAAAACAAAAACAAAAACTAACTACAAAACAAAAGTAGGGTGTATGCTACATATATACGAGAAAATAATTTTAACAATGAATAAAGTAAATGAAATCGTGAGCAAGTACGCAGATCGTTTGAAGTCATTTGGCATTAAATTAAGTGCTGAAGGAACAATCGAGGTGGCTGCTCCTGTAAAGATGTCCGTTGCTATTCTTAAAGATGGAACGGAAGTAAGTTCACCCGATGAAATGATTGCCGTTGGTAGTCCATTATTTGTAAAGGATGCCGAAGGTAATGATGTTCCTGCGCCCGATGGCAAACACGAAACTGCTGAAGGTAAATACATAGTTACCGTTGGTGGTGTTGTAACTGAAATTCTTGAGCCAGAGATGGAATCGGAAGAACCAACAAAAGAAGAACAAGCTGCATTTGATGGAGTGAGCAAAGAGGAATTTGAAGCCACTATCAATGCGTTGATTGAGCAATTCGAAAGCCGCATCAATGCGTTGACTGCTGAAAAAACTGAACTATCTGCGCAAGTAGAAAAGATGAGCAAACAACCTGCTACCGAAAGCGTGAAGAAGGTAAACACATTTGCAAAATCAGAGCCAATCAACTTGGCCAAAATGGATGCTAATAATAGAGCATTTGCAATTATGAATAAATATAAATAAAAAAAAAAAATAAAAAAGAAAAAAAATGGCTGATTCATTGACCATCACAAGTTCATCTTACGCAGGTGAATTAGCGTTGCCATACATCAACGCAGCATTGTTGTCAGGAGATACAATTGCAAAAAATTATGTAACAGTTAAAGAGGGTGTTAAATTCAAGGCAGTATTGAAAGTGTTGGGCAGTGGCGCATTGCTTCAAGATGGAACTGTTTGCGATTTCAACCAAGCTGGATCATTGACTTTGACCGAATCTGTTTTGGAGGTTAAAGATATCAAAGTTAACTTGGAATTGTGTAAAAGCGATTTTGCTCGCGATTGGGAAGCTGCTCAAACAGGTCGTGGATTTATCAATGACGTTGTTCCTAACAACTTTGCTGATTTCTTAATTGGTTATTCAGCTGCAAAAGTTGGACAAGAAATTGAGTTACACTTATGGCAAGGAACTCTTGGTGCAGGTACTTATCAGCGTTTCACTGGTTTTGAGAAACTTTTGAAAGATTCTGTTTCCACCGCTGCCGATGTTATTTACGCGGCAGGTGCAATGGATGCCACTACCGTTATTGACAACTTGAATGAGTTGGTTGATTCTCTTCCTGCTTCAATTATGGGAAGTCCTGACACCAAAATCTATATGAATCGTCAAACTGCTCAATACTATCGCCAAGCGATTACTGCGTTAGGTTATATGCAAATGTATCAAGCATCTGACAGCTTCAACTTGCAATTCAACGGATATGACATTTATGTTTGTCCAGGTATGAGCGCAGGAACAGTTGTTATTGCTCAACCTAAAAATTTGGTTGTGGGTACTGATGCCAACTCTGACTATGCAGAAGTGAAAGTTGTTGATATGTCTTTGACTGACGCATCTGATAATGTTCGTATGGCAATGAGATTCCGCACTGGTGTACAGGTTGGGGTTTATGCTGACTGCGTAATTGGTCGTAATTCTTAATAATTAACCACATATAAAGGGGGAGTGGTTACGACTGCTCCCCATTTTGTTAAATAAACAATATAAAAAAAATGTGTACAATCACGGCAGGATTTGGTTTACAATGCAAGGATGGCATTGGTGGAATCAAAAAAATATATTTGAATGCTCAAAGTGGATTTGCAGGTACATTGACAATTGATGGGCCAACTGAATTAGTTACAAATTGTTCAAGCACTGAAGATTTGTACGAATTTGTTTTGCCAAAATCAACAGGCAGTTTCACCGAAGAAGTGGCTTCAAGTGTTGAGAATGGAACGATTTTCTATACTCAAACTGTTACCGCATCATTCCATAAATTAAGCGCACCAAGAAGAAAGCAATTGGAGTTAATCGCTCAAAATCGTTTGTTCGTTATTGTGTTAGATAACAACGATAACTATTGGGTGGTAGGTTATGAGGATGGCGCGGAAGTTACCGCAGCATCAACGATGACAGGAACTGCGAAGGGTGATATGAACGGCTATAATATCACACTTACTGCTGATTCAAAGCACAAAGCATATCGCATTGAAGATGGTGTATTTGCTACTGACTTCACTGTTGTAGCTGCAACCATTTAATAAATTTGCAGAGTGAATTACCTGCAATCTAATACCGCATCTCAAACTCTCCTGCTCTCATTGAAGCAGGGGAGTTTACTTTTTTCAACAACTTACACCGATTATTTATTGGTGTTACAAAATGAACTAACTTCGGAGTTGTTATACGTGATTCCAACCATTATAGATGAGAACGAAAGGATTACAACTTTGGGTATTAGCACGAATGCTGATGATCCAACTAACGCATCGATTCTCATCAATCATGGTGGCCGTTGGAATTTTATTGTTTACGGTCAAAATTCAAATACTAACTTGGATCCTACTTCTAATGATGTGGTCGGTGAAATTGAAAGAGGTTTTGTTCAGTTTTCTTCGCTCATTGATTACTACGACCAACCCACACTAACAATCCCATCTGATATAGAATACAATGCCTAATATAGTTGACGAAATAAAACAAAGGATAGGAGCAACGCAAGTTGAGTTATCCAAATATGTAAAGATTCAACCGATTGAAGTTGAAGATAGGAAGGGATTTGTGAGTTATGGAGAAGGCAATACATTTCCGCAATATCTGATTGAACTATACAACGAATCGCCAGTGCATGGAAGTATTGTGAACTCCATTGCGTTCATGATAGCTGGGCAAGATTTCGTATCAACAAGCGCAGAGGCATTAAATGAAATTGCACGATTACAATTAGACAAGATAAGACATTCCACCGCATTGGATTTAAAGCTACATGGCGGTTTTTATTGGGAAGTTATTTGGTCAATGGATAGAAGTACCATTGCGCAAATTAATCACCTTCCTTTCGAGAATTGTCGTCGTGATTGGAACGATACCAGAAAAAAGAAAAATATACCTGCGTATATACCGATGTTCAATACTGATTACAAGGATGAATATCCAAAACAAGTTTTATTCGTCCATTCGATTGTTCCGGGAAGTGAATACTATCCAAAACCCGACTACATAAGCGCAGTAAACAACATCGAGTTGACGCGACAAATTAGCGAATACCAAGTTAATTTGATTTTAAATGGTTTCTTTCCTTCGTTGATTACGTCATTCAACAATGGTATTCCATCGCTCGAAGAACAGCGAATGATTAAAAACCAATTGCAACAAGCGATTCAAGGCGCGGAGAATGCAGGAAAGGTATTGACTTTTTTCAATGAAGACAGAGATAGAGGTGTTGAGTTTACTCCGTTTCCTGTGTCCGATATGGACAAACAATTTGAAACATTGGTAGGACAGGCTGTTGAATCTATATTGGTAGGTCATCGTGTAACAAGTCCTTTATTATTTGGTATTCGTGATGGTGGTGGATTGGGTAGCAATACCGATGAGATGAAACAAGCGATGAGAATTTTCATGAAGCAAGTGGTTGAGCCATTTCAGCGCATGATTACTGACAGCATCGAATATCTATTCTCAACCGTTGCAATAAATGCCAACGTTGAAATCACTCAAAATGATTTGTTCCAAGATGCTCAAACAAGTGTGAACAATGCACCATCATTAGACGTTGCAAGTCAAGCATTGAATGGAGCGCAGATAGCTTCATTGTTAGAAATTATCGTGCAAACAACTGCGAATGTGTTAACTATTCCATCTGCGAAGGCAATCACAAAGGCAGCGTTTCCAACGATGAGTGATGCGCAGATAAACAGCATTTTTGATAACCTATCAAATGTAGTTATTGATCCTACGCAAGTAGTCCAAAAAAAAAAAGTTAAGTGCGAACACGATAGCATTTCACAAATAGATGAAAGCTACGCACCAACGGATGAGATGGCAGCGGAAGCCGAGTTAGGTTTAAAGTGGCGCGATGAATTTGGTAGAGGTGGAACGGAGGTAGGTGTTGCACGTGCGCGTGATATAAGCAATAAAAGAAATTTATCGCTTGACGCAGTAAAGCGAATGAACTCTTATTTCGCTCGTCATGAAGTTGACAAAGAAGCGAGTGGTTGGAATAATGGAGAGGATGGATTTCCTTCCGCAGGTCGTATCGCTTGGCAATTGTGGGGTGGTGATGCTGGTCGTGATTGGGCAGCGAGAATAATCGAACGCGAACAAGTAAATTTAGATGACATCGCAGAGGATTTAATCGCATT